TATTCCTGGTGCTGTTTTTCGTGGGGACGCAGCAGCAACGGAAAGATTGCGTGCCGTCTTTAACGTGGTTGGCTTTTTTGAAGATGTGACAACATCCTGGAGGAACTTCTCCACATCTTTTAAACAGGATGAAAGCACGTTCCTTGGTTCAGCTAGAGCGTGGGACGAGAACCTAAAGGGAAGGGGAGCATTTTCCCCGGAAGTCTGGAACAAGCAAGGCACCCCAATGGAGCAGGGGTTGACTTGGATGAACACACTCACCCGTCTCCCTATGCGGTTTCTTGGAGCAACAGACGACTTTTACAAGACGCTTGCTGCTCACCAATATGTAAGACAGGAGGCAATGGTTGAGGCAGTTACCAAGCACGGGATGACTGACGGGAGGGAGATTGCTGATTATGTTTCAAGAACCGTGGACAGCCATATGCTGAGAAACACACGGGATGGAACAGCATCCATGTACACTGAAAAAGGGCTTTTGGTTCAAGGTCTTAAAGAACTGAAGCACAGGGGCATTGAGCCTACTGAAGGAGCAGACCAGACAAAGGCACTTTTTAAATACATGGAGGACAACAAAAGATCTGTCTCTGAAACCAGACTTGCTGAAGCGGCAACAAAATACGCAAAGGACGTTACATTCACAAAAGAGTTGGAAGGTCCGTTTGGAAGCAAAGTTGCTGGGTTAGTGAACGAGTTTCCTCTGCCCTTGAAGTTTGTTGTCCCGTTTTTAAGGACTCCCTGGAACATCCTTGGGTTTGGATTGAGCAGAAACCCTGTCGGCGCAGTATTTGAACAGGGCTACAAAACCATAAAGGGGCAAGCAGGGGCGTGGAGAGATGTAATGGAGAACGGAAGCGGACGAGATATCGTTGAGTTAAAGGGACGACTTTCCGCTTCTGTGGGCTACACATCAGCACTTGCTTGGTATGTGTTTTCCAATGGGGACAAGATCAGTGGTTACGGTCCCGAAAGCAAAGAAGAACGTGAAGCGTTGCGTGCGACCGGATGGCAACCGTATTCGATAAATCCCACTGGAAAAGCGTGGATCAGTTACCAACGTGTTGACCCCCTGACCACAATGCTTGGAGTAGTGGCAGACATCAAGGATGCCATGTCTTACAACGACGAACTTGAAGGATCAGAAAGCATCGTTGCTGCTCTTGCGGTGTCAGTAGCATTTAACCTCACTGACAGATCTTATCTTCGTGGGTTTAACAATTTGCTTAACGTAGCGCGAGATCCTGGGACTTACTTTCCCAAACTAGGCAAAGATATTGCTGCGGGGTTTGTTCCCAACATCCTTAACAAGACGCAGGACACCGGGTTCTTTAATGACGACGAAGGAAGAAGGATGATCCGCGAAACGCGAAGTCTTGCAGATGCTGTTTTTCGGGGAGCACCGGGGGGATTTGATCCCGTGCTTCGCCGCATCCCAGGAGCAGGGGAAAACATCCCACCGAAACGCACGGTCCTTGGAGACCCTGTGTATCGGGATAACGTCCTTGGAATCCTTGAACCTGCCAACTTTGCACAGGTTTCCAGGGTATCCAAAAGCCTTGTGGACAATGAGATCGCTAACCTTCGTCACGGGTTCACCAAACCTGAGAAGAATTTCCGGGGGATTCCTGAGTTGAACCTCACTGAGATATACAACTCCCAAGGACGGCAAGCGTATGACAGGTGGCTTGAACTCTCCTCAGAAGTAAAGATCAACGGACGCACGCTACGGCAAGCTCTAAAGAAGCTGTTTCAAAGTTCTGGATACAAAAGCATCCCCGAGCACATCCCTCACGAACAGACAGGCAAAAAGACTCCAAGGGTAGGGTTTGCCAACAAGGTGATTCGTGCTTATCGCACCCGAGCACAATACCAGATGCTCAAGGAGTTCCCTGAACTTGTTAAGGGGTTCAAGGACGCACGCAAACTGTATTACGAACAAGCAACACAAGGTAATCCAATACCGACACCCTAAAAATTTTAAATGGAATCGAGCAATGAACAACACTGTGTCACCATCGTTAGTCGGAGTTACTGGTTTTGTTTTGAACCTTACCCTTGAGCAAGTGAACACCCTGGTGGCAATCGCAGTTGGATTCGCCACACTGCTTTATATGGCTTTAAAGATCGCACAACTTATAAAAAAGAAGTAGGGTCCGACCACATTATCCCCATATTTCTTTTCTTTATGAGTGAATCTACACAGGAAAACAAGTCGCTGAAACTCGACGCACTCCAGGATCTTTTAATTGACGAGTTCACCAACCGAATCCAGGAGGGCGAAGCTGCCCCTTCGTTGCTCAACGCAGCACGGCAACTCCTCAAGGACAACAACATCCACACCAGTGTATCCGAGGGATCTCCCCTTGCGGAACTGGTAAACGTCCTTCCGTTCCAAGACGACGACGACGAGGATCTCTGTGCGGCAGCTAACGAATGAAAGTAGAGGAACAACTAACGGACTTTCGGAACTTTTTGTTTGTCTGTTGGAAACACCTCAAGCTACCAGACCCCACTCCGATCCAATATGAGATTGCTGAGTGGATGCAAAACGGTCCTAAGCGGGGTGTAATCCAAGGGTTCCGGGGAGTGGGCAAAAGCTGGATTTGTTCAGCTTATGTCGTTCACCAGTTGTATCTGGACCCCCAGAAGAACATCCTTGTTGTCTCCGCATCCAAGACACGGGCAGACGACTTCAGCACGTTCACGCTGCGTCTGATCCACGAAATGCCGATCCTGGCGCACCTCAAACCAAAGGACAAACAACGCTTCAGTAAGATATCGTTTGATGTCGGTCCCGCCACGGCATCTCACGCCCCCTCAGTAAAGTCCCTTGGGATCACCTCTCAGCTTACAGGTTCCCGTGCTGACCTGATCGTTGCTGATGACGTAGAAGTCCCAAACAACAGTGCAACCCAGGGGATGCGGGACAAACTCTCCGAGCAGGTAAAGGAGTTTGAAGCGATCCTGAAACCAGACGACGACTGCAAGGTGCTCTTTCTTGGCACCCCTCAGTGCGAGGACAGCATCTACAACAAACTCGTTGACCGCAATTACTCCACCCAGATCTGGACGGCAAAGAAGATCACCCCGCAACGCAACGAGAAGATCTACAAGTCTCTGGTAAGCGGTATCTGCGTAACCTCCGACAAAAAACACGTAGGGGACGCTACTGAGCCAACACGCTTCAGTGACATCGACCTTGCGGAACGTGAAGTCTCCTACGGACGATCCGGGTTCGCCATGCAGTTCATGCTGGACCCCAAGTTGTCCGACATGGACAAGTTCCCGCTGAAGGTGAACGACCTTGTTGTCATGGACATCGATGGCGAGACGGCACCGGAAAAGGTGGTGTGGGCGCAAGCTCCTGAGAACACCTGGGATGACAGTGTGCCTAACGTGGGGTTCACCGGGGACCGCTTCTACCGACCGATGAAGATCGTGGGGGACTACATCCCGTTCACCGGAAGTGTCATGTCCATTGACCCGTCAGGACGAGGAAAGGACGAGACATCGTGGGCAGTTGTAAAGATGCTGAACGGGTTCCTTTTTGTTGTTGATTGTGGTGCAACCCAAGGGGGCTACAACGAGCACACCCTCAAAACGCTTGCCCTTAAAGCCCACGAACACAAGACCAACGCCATCATCATAGAAAGCAACTTTGGTGACGGGATGTTCTCCGAGATCTTCAAACCGTATCTTGAAAAGGTTCATCCTTGCTCCCTTGAGGAAGTCCGTCACAACATCCAAAAGGAACGGCGCATCATCGATGTCATGGAACCCGTGCTCAACCAGCACAGGCTTGTTATCGACCCCAAGGTCATCAAACTCGACTACGAATCGTGCCAGAAATACCCACTGGAGTCCCAACTCCGCTACCAGTTAATCTACCAACTCTCCAGGATCACGGGACAAAAGGGATCACTGACCCACGATGACAGACTCGACGCACTTGCAATGGCAGTCCAATATTGGGTTGACCAGATGGCACAGGACGCAGACACAAAGCGCACTGAACGAAAAGAGGATCTGCTCAGTGAGGAGTTGCGGAAACTTGCCGATTCCTACTACAATCGCAAAGGGGGCAAAACGTCCCCGAATTGGCTATAAAGGTGGAAAAACAACGTCTCAAATGAAAATTATTTACCGGCTTCTTTACAACGCACTCAACGAACTTTACGCAGACTCCCCGGATCTCCAACACCACCGGGACGTTACTCTAGAGCTACTGAAGAGCAAGGCAGAGGGACGGGACATTCCCCCCACACCGGACAAGGACGACCGTCCCATCGTAGTGGTTGCCGTGGGTCACAGTCGAAAGGGGGACAACGGTGCGGAATCCTGGGACGGTTCTGTCTCAGAGCACCGATATAACCTTGAAATCGCCACTGAACTGTGTGAGTTGCTGGAGGAAAGCGCACTGGTTAAGCCTGTTTTACTTAGTAACTACGGAGGAAAGACGTATTCCCAGGCAATCAAGTGGCTTGCAGACAAGGTAAACTCACTTGGAAAGGTCGCACTTGTGGTCGAGTTGCACTTTAATTCGTCAAGTTCGCCCCACGCAAATGGACATGAGTTCCTTTTTTGGCACTCTTCTCAAAAAGGAGCACAGTTTGCCCAACACTTTTCCCAAAAGATGACCGATTTCTTTCCAACCTTGAAGGAACGGGGACCAAAACCAATCAAAAGTGGGGGGCGCGGATCGCTTTTCCTTCGCAAACTCATTCCAGTGTGCCTGATCCTGGAACCGTTCTTTGGTTCCAACTCCCAGAATTGGTCGATCTTTCGACACAAAGAGGGCAAACACTACCTAGTGCGGTGTTACTTTGAGGCAATCGTTGAGAGTGTGCTCTAAATGGGACGAGGATGCCCCTTAACGGGCTTTGAACCTCTCCCGAGACTCCCCACACCCAAACGACCCCTCGACCTCTCAGAAGCCAAATACGGGCCAATGAGGCCATGTGTCGATTTGAACACCCCTTTTTCGACAAACATGGATAACGTGTCGATTTGGTGGTCGTCGGCAAAGTAGGAGAAGAAAAAAAAAGGGGGGGACTATAGGGGGGGAATTCAACAAAACCATTGAGATAGGGAGAGATCTATGTTCTCTTCTTTAAGATTATAACTCTTAAATAGGTCTTCTTTTTTGTCCTTGTTAGTTGTTCTAAGTTTACTTAAGAGTACCTAAGAGTACTTAGGAGGACTTAAGGAGGACTTAAAGAGTGGAGCACTAGGTCATGTTTGAAGTGATTTTAATTATCACCTTACCAACAACAAAGACCAATAACCGATAACAACAAAGACCACCACCCCTGGTAGTTTAGTTAAAAAAGTGTGAAGGGGTAATATAACGTGGGGATTTGCCATCGTTCCCCCTTGGCCCGGTCCAAAATCCCCTTGGAAATCACCCGGAATCCGCGTGTTTCCCTAATAGGTGCCAGCAATCGCAGCGGGGACGGGAAAAACAAAACATTCAGAGTGTATTCTCTTCCCTGGTGTTACCTGTTTTTCCCTAAGCCTAAGTAAGTTGACTAGGTTACTAAGGATTACCCGTTTTTTCGTTTTT